TACTGATCACGGAGATTGATGTTGAGGTTGCCGGTTACGTCCGTCTGAAGAGCCGTGAGATGGCCGGTGGTAATGGTCTGTACGGCTGAATTGAAAACACCGCCGATCACTAGAGCATTGGCAGGAGCAGCGGCATTCTGGGCACCGTCAACTGCTCCGCCTCCTGAGCCTCCTACCACGCCAACTTTCTGTACACCCGGCATTGAAATTGCTATGGCACTATTCCCGATGAAAGACTGATCGACCAGTAGGTTGCCGTTGCTGTCGCATCCGACATTCATGTAGACACCAGCCGTGTTGTATCTGCCGGTCAATACAGAGCGATTCAGGACAGCCAAATTCGCATTGGTCGGCTGCTGAGACAAAACCTGCGTCGGGGAGATCACGCTGACCGGGATCAGCAGAACGTAGAGCCGGAAGGAAGTCTGAAGTGTTCCTCCATTGGTGTAAATGAGGCGGAAGTAGTTGCTCTGAACTGGGAATGGGATTGAAAGTCCCGCGCCGCCAGTGTAGCTCACTGCGGAAACATAATCCCAGTTCGTGCCATCAGGACTCCACTCAACCTGTAGACCATTTGTGGCAGAGGACTGGTCAGAGTAGATGCCGATCTCCACGGAAGCGTAGTTCGAAACACTGGTTGCCGCACCAGTGAAGACAGCGTTTGCGGCCAGTGGAGTAGTCGTCGTGTTGTTGGCATCCGTGGTGTTTTGCTGGGCAGTTGTGACGACAGCCAACGATGAGTTTGCAATCGTTACCTGATCAGCAGAAGTCAGAGCACGGGTTTGACGCGGATCAACTGCCGCTCCGGAAACTGTAGTGTAAGTCGGCCATGCGTTCGCTGCGGTGTTTGCAGACCCCTGGTTTGAAGTGACAGTCCCTGAAATGGCTGGAGTGCCGGTAATCGAAACGGAACCACTGACAGGTTGAGTGGCCTGCCAAAAAGTTCCTGTCACGGCCACTGATCCGGACACGGCAGAAACTGCCACGCTTCCGGACACTGGTTGAGTAGCCTGCCAAAAGGTGCCAGTGACAGCCTGACTTGAAGGGAAGTTACTTACACTGACGCTGGGTGTCCCGGTAATCGAAACTGATCCGGAAACAGGCTGGGTTGCTTGCCAGAACGTGCCAGTGACAGCTATCGAGGAATTCTCTATCGCAACCTTGAGATTCCCAGAACCATCCAGTGAAGCAGGAAGCTGAGTGCTTGAAACAGGCTGAGTGGTTTGCCAGAAGACTCCAGTTACCGCTTGTGAAGCCGGAAAGTTGCTGACACTGACAGAGGGAGTTCCCGTGATGGAAACGGAACCCGAGACAGGCTGAGTGGCTTGATAGAAAGTTCCTGTCACGGCAACTGATCCAGAAACCGCCACAGTGCCAGAAACAGGCTGAGTGGCTTGCCAGAAAGTTCCTGTTACAGCCTGCGTGGAGGGCAGATTTGAGACACTGACCGAACCACTCACGGTCTGAGTAGAAGGAAGATTGGCAACGCTGACGGACCCATTTACCGGCTGCGTGGCTTGCCAGAACGTACCAACAACTGCCTGCGGAACGTACTCTGCGGGCACATCCATGAAGATCTGAAGCGGGTCGGAGTTGCCCATCGCACCTGTGTTGTAGGACAACACAATTGTGCTACCAGAGATTGCGGCGGTCCGAGTCGTGTCGGCCAAATTGAAAATAATGGTGTTTGTCTTTGCGTTGACAATCAATTTCACCTGTCCGGCAGTGAGAGGAGTTGGTAGACCAGACAGAGTGATGACACCTGTGGCGGCGTTGAAGTTGTACGACCCGTAATTGTTGCCAACCATTACCTGCATGTGGCTACTCTCCTAACACAATCGAGGCAATTATTTCCTCCGCAAAGTCACTACTCGGAGTAGGAGTAGGAACGGGGATAACGCCCGTACCTATCGTGTCGTTTTCTACCCAAGTGGAAATGCTTAACTGGATCTTCTGGCCATCCTCATCCAAAAACCCGTCGATGAGATGTCTCTGGTTGCGTACAAGGATGTTCATTCCTGTGTCCATGCTGTAGGTCTTGGGATACCGGATCACGATTTTGTAGTATCCTTGCGCGTTGCGTGCTTGCGCTTTGTCCGCTTCGCGGTCACGCCACTTTGCTACATTGGCATGAGTCGTCGCAACAATGGTTTCCGGAAGTGGGGTGCCATCCGTCGCCTGACCTGCGTTTGGTTGGGTGATCGTGATTGGCACATTGAACTGCGATGCGCTCAGGTATCGTATGCCGGTGCTGAGTCGTTTGGGCAGCATGATTACCTCGCAATCCGGCAACTCTTGAAGCTCTGAAGCATCTTGGACAGAGTCACAGCAATCTCAGATGTGGGTTCTACCGCGATAATTGCTCGGTTATCCAAGAAGTGAGAACCAAGAAACATGATGGCCATTCGTAGTTGGGCAGGCACCTGCATCGGATCGTTTTCACTGTATCCAGCCCAGTAGGTGATTTGAATGCAGTCCTGACGCCTATCCGTTACAGGCCACTGGAACCCAATATTGAGCGTGATTTTGTTCGCAAAGACTGTGTAGCTTGCCGGGTCCAGTGTCTGCTGTACTCCGTTTGGATCGTTGTATTGAATGGTCAACGTATTGGCCACCGGAGATAAAGTGGGAACAAGGACTGGACGACGTACAAGCTCGATGCTGTCCTTCGTCGGAAACCCGTACCACCAATAGGGCGTCGCGGTGAAGGCGTAGTTCAATTCCGAGTACAGGTAGTTTCGCGGATCTTGCTGGCCGGGGAAGTAGTCGTAAGTCTCCAGCATTTGCTCGTTGAAACACGCTGTGGCAGCCGCTATCTCAACAGTGTCAGTGGCAGCAGCGATGAACGTGATGATGGTGTCCTCATCGTCACTTCCCGCTTCTGGTACGTCAACTCTGGCAAAATTACATAGCTGGGTTATCGTGACAATTGGTCCTGATCGAGGAGTCAGAATTCTCTGATACATGGGCTACTTCCGTTTGTTGATTTCGAGTTGGTGAGCGTAAATGTCGAGTGACGATTCATTCTTCGCGTTGCCACGACGGCTGACCTCAATTCCATGCTCCTTGCAGAGCCGCAGCAACTTTGCGTACACCTCGTCGCGGTGAGCAGGAGGAATTACTTCATCCTGGTCAAATCTAGCCAAGGCATCCCTGAGGTGGCTCTTTGTTTTTTCAGCCGTGCTGAACTTCCAAGGAAGGGACCAAGTGCTGGTGTCGTCAGGATTCCCCACGTAGCAGAAATCCCCAGCAGTGAGGTGTTCGCCATCCACCTCTTTTGTCTTTTCCTGATTCTTAAACTCTTCCGGTATGTTGCGGAATAGCGAAAGGTCGAAGGAGTTCGTGACCTGCATCTTCTTTCCTCCGATACAGTCTGCGAAACCGTCCTTGACTGCTTGTTCCGGCGTCATCCATGTCTCTGCCTTCATGAGAGCCAGAATGTCTTTCTTGGACTTGCCGGTCTTCTCTGTGTACAGAGCACTCGCGGAACTGGTCACCGTATCCAGCGTGTCAGCCATCTTGCGCATCGTATCCGCATCTCCCATGGACATGCCCTGAGCTTCGTGAAGCATGTAGCAAGTGCCCGGAGCCATGGTCACCTTCCCGGCGGTGGCCACCAGAGAGGCGGCGGAGGCGCACATGCCAACCACGTTTATGCTGACCGGCTTGCCACACTGCGAAAGAAGGTTGCGGATGCTCACTCCCTGAAACATATCGCCGCCAGGACTGGACACATTCAGAACGACCGAAGAGTATTCACCGGCTTCGTCCATTGCGTTCTTCACAGACTCTGCCGTGATCCCGTCTCCGAACATGGTCTGTCCGATGACATCAAACATGTCGATGCTCAGAGTCTTGTCGTCAGAGACCTGCGCCTTGAACGCGATTGGATTCTTTTCCTTCTTGAGTGGGTCCATGGTCATTCTCCCTTTGCCAGAGCTACCAACGCTTTCTGCTGATCCGCTGGGGTAAGTGTCTTGTAGGAGTCGCAGTACCTCTGTGCTGAGTCAACCGAACAGACCAGAACCTCTGAGACGAACTGGGCTGTGAGATCAGTCTTTGCTGCCTTTCGCTGAATACGATCAACAAGCGAATTGGTAATCGCTGAAAGTCGTGTGGCAAAGTTGCTCGCATCACTACCACCTGCCACGTCACCCTCTTCTGGAGGAGTAACTGGCTTCTTGACCGCTGCCGGAGGCTCTTCACCTTCCGCACTTGGCGGCTTTTGTCCCGGAATGAAGAATTCCTTCAGAACTGGATCGAAAATAGCTCCGTTTGCTGGACCAGTAAGGAAGTCTCCGCCATCAATGGAGTCACGATCTTCAATTGCCCTGGCTTCGTTCGGAGTCAACTGGTAGCTGTTGATCAGGACTTGGTTTGTCTCTGCTCGTTCTTTGGGCGAACCACGGAGAATTACATCCGCGTCATGCTTGGCATACAGTGAGGCCCACTGTTTCTTCGGAATGAGATCGCGCGTGATGCTCTGCTCAATGGCTGTCGTGTACGGCAATAAGTCTGTGTTGAAATATTCGTCGAGGAAGGCCGTGCTGCTCGCGTAGGTAGAATTCTGCTCACCCAATCCGAGCTTAACGAGCAGGGGCGCTCCTCCTAGCACGCGAATTATCTCCTGCGCGTCCCATTTCCTACTCTCCAAAAGTTGGCTATCCTTCGCGTTCCAGGCCATTTTCTCGAACTTCATATTCGGGATGTAGGAGAATTTCCCAGCATTCTGCGAGCCGCTGAAATCTTTCCGGAGTCTGTCAACAGTGTTCTGGGCCTGAATCTCATCAGGAGCAGTGTCAGGACTTACACTCGTTAAGAATCCACCCATCCCCAACCCATTTGAGAATGTGCGACCAGCAGTTTCTTCGGAGGCGATCAGGAGACTGATGGCCTCCTTCGCCAACATTATGATCGAAGAACCTTCCAGGCCGAACCCTTCGAGGTTGAGTGCCGACACATGCCAGATTTCGCTCTGTTTGAATTCCCGGATGTTGCCCTGTCCGTCGGAATAGCGCCAAAATAGAGTGGGAGGATTGGTCTGACGATCCCAGTGGGGGGCCATATTCCATGCTTGCAGGGGAATCAATGCGAGGATTTCACCGGCTTGGTCGAGTATCTTCTGACAATAGCAATTGGAATTCATGATAAGTTGGCTGGCGAGAAACCAGCGCATCTGGTACGAAGTCTGGTAGCTGTTGGGGCAGAAGCGAAGGATCGGATAGAGAGGATCGTCGATTGCGTGAGAAGTACGCTGGCGTCCACCGACAATAGAAGTCTGGCGAAGGATGAGAGGCATCTTGGCAATATCGTTTGCCAGAACCCGCACACCACTCAGGAATGTGGCGACACGGACGGCGGTCGCGCGAGTGACAGCTTTTCCGGAGGATGCAGGGAATCCGACGAGAGCTTGAAGTAGATCTCCACTCGGCGCGGCAAGAGTGCTCTCACCTTCATTCTTGAAAGCAAACCGGATGATCGAGTTTATTTTAGTGAAAGGATTCATCGCGCCTCTGTTGCCTATGGGCAAGTTGCTGGCTGAGCAAGAACCAATGGGTTCTATATAAGGGTTATAGAACGGTCTTCAGGTTTAGATAGCATCGGATCGTACCCGTACTGAATACGATTTCCACCAAGTCTCATCGCACGATCCATCCCCAACCCAGCCGCGTGAAGAATGCTCTCCCAGTAAAATTCGTCGTCAGTTTGCCCGGACTGACGTTTGATTGGTCTACCGGA